CACCAGATGCGATATGGTAGCGTTCCAGTAGTTCCCGCCTATCTGACTGACATCACGCAACCAACAGGCCCAGATCCCGCGTTACCAGCGCTTGCTGGTAGCCGTCACAGCTTGCGGTGAGTGTGCACAGTAGTGAACAGGTAGACACAATGCAGAAAGATAACCGACTAGTCGTTTACGTTGAGCCTGCGATGCTCGCTTGGATTAAAGCACGCGCCGACGAGCACGGTTCGCCTATGGGCGAAGTGATACGACGCGCAGTGCAGCAACAGATGTCAGCTGAACGCGTTGTTAATACGCCAACAGAACGTAAGTCTGTGCCGTTAGTGCTGGTCGCTCAGAAAGGTTGCTCGTAATGTATCGAGACATCAACGACGCGGTTACAGCGACCGAAGCAGCTATCAAAGGCGCTCCGAAATGGTTCGAGATGAGCGCACAGAAAGCGAGCATTCAAACTGTTGCACCAACCTTGCATCAGAATCCGGTGCTGTTTGTGCAGCCGAATCGAATCGCTTTTGTTGGCGAATAATTGGGAGCAGAATACCCCGTGCGGGGCAGGCTCGCAAAATGAGCACATTTACACCCCCGTGCCGGTCGGATTCTCCAAACACGATTGTGTTGAAGGCCGCCGCGCCCGGTTTTGCACCGTATCTCCAGTATTTCTCTTTGGCTTTTAACAATGTGACACAGTTTTAGGAGCAAATTTATGGGACGAAACATGACGCCGACCGCCATTCAAGATGCGAAGGGCTATTTCATCACGCACCCGGAACGAAAAAGGAGTGATGCCGCTGACACCGGAAGACCGCTCGGCGCGCCGCCGAAGCACCTGACAGAAGGCGAAGCCGAACTGTGGAAGGAAATAAAGAAAGATTTGCTGCCGGGAGTCGCTAAGAAATCCGACCGGCATTCCTTCGAGACTCTCGTTACGCTCAAGATGAAGGAACGAGCAGGTATCATTCTGGCCGCAGACCGTGGTCAACTAATCACACTGTATTCGCACTTCGGTTTGACACCTGCTTCGCGTGCAAAGGTCTCAGTACCAGCAGCGCCGAAGTCTTCGCTTCAAGATTTCCTGAAGAAGAGCAGAGCAGTGCCTGCGCCGACCGAACCGACCGCGCCCGTTGACTCGCTGATGCTGAATTAGGTCGCTCTGGTCGAAAAAAATAAATATTCCGCAAAACCTTCCTGCGTAACTCTACTGCCAGTTCTGGTAAGTATCTGTCATTGCACTAACACCTTCCTTACTCGTTCCTCAAGAGCCGTCACACCGAAGTGAGATACCGAACGTTGTCCATCAGGCTCCATTGAGTCCTGTTGCGTCAGCCGCGTGCCAGTTCGCGCTCCTTCGAGTCGTTTCTGGGCAACATCGCTCTACAGGAAATCACAATGAACTCGCAGATTCTTAACACCGAAAAATCGCAGTTGCTGACCGCGCAAGACAATATGTTGAACGCCGCGTCGGAAAGCAAAACGAAGCTGACGCCTGCTCAGGAGACTGAGTTCGCGAACGCGTCCAATCGCATCACCGAGATTGATACCACTCTGGCCCGCATGGCAGCTATCGAAAAAGGCAAGCGCGAAGTTAGCGCTCCGACTTCGGATGCTTTCGTGCCGAACTCTAGCAAGTCGAAGTCTGGCAAGCGCGAACTGTCCGCCGCTTACCATGAGGCTTTCTGGAATAGCTTCGCGAAACGCGGCTTCCGCAACGAGAACCTCTCTGAAGGCACTAATGCTGACGGCGGTTACTTGGTGACGGTAAGTACCGACAAAACCATCGTTCCGTTAGCTGGGCTGGAAAGCTCGATGCGGAAACTTGGGTTGGTCATTCCGACCGAGAACGACATCCTGCTACCCGCTGAAGCTGTCCGCACTGTCGCGGCTCAGAAGACCGAGTCTACCGGCACTTCGCAGACCGCTTTCGGCGGAACTAGCCCGAGCTTCACGCAAGTTCACCTGTCGGCCTACATGGTCGGCGTGAACGTGCCTGTGACGTTCGAGTTGGCGCAAGATGTTCCGGCTCTTCAGGCGTTCTTGCCCGCTGACATTCAGCGCGGTATTTGCAACTACGAAGAGAACATGTTCATCAACGGTTCCGGCACTGCTCAACCTCAGGGCATCCTGAACGGCGCAACCGCCGCTTTCACGGAAGCACTGAGCGCGAATAGCACGCTCGACCTGCTCGGCGCTTTGAACCCGATGTATTTCGGAAACGCGAAGTGGCTTATGCACCGCAAGACCGGCATCGTGTTCCGCAAGGCACAGATTGCCGCGAACCAATTCCAAACGTACTGGACCAACGTTAACGGGCAGGATTACCTGCACGGTTTCCCGGTTGAGTACAGCTACGCGATGCCAGTCTACGCAGCTTCTCCTTTGGTTCTCGGCGCGATTGCGTTCGGTGACTTCAAGGCGGCTGCGACAATCGGCGACCGTGGTGGTTCCGACATCCGCGTCAAGATTCTGGACCAGGTCAACGCTCTTCAGGGCTTGATTCAGGTGCTCGGCTACCGGCGCTCTGACCAGCGCATTCGTCTCGCGGAAGCTGTTCAGATTCTCACCGTCAACGGATAAGTGGAAACAGCTAAAGGAGAACCTGCCTTAGTTGTTGACAAAGAATCTCCCGGCTTAGCGGTTGGGAGTTAGGAGGGTCGGTGCTGATACCACCGGCCCTTCGGCCTTTGTATCAGAAGGGACAAGTTGAAAGTAGCAGCCTGCACTTATCAATTCGAACAAGACATCGCTGATGTCCTCTCCGGTGCGATGGTTGTAGGGCCTTGGATTATGAAGGCCGTACAGCGCCACATTCGTGACCTTGAAACTGGGCACGAGCGCGGTCTATACTTCGACCCTGCTGCTGGCGACTATGTCGCGCAGTTCATCGAGCAGTTCTGTACACCCCCAAATCAAAAGCAGCCGATGGTGTTGATGCCGTGGGAGCGCTTGATACTTGGGATTCTCTACGGCTGGAAGCGGATAGCAGATGGAATGCGTCGGTTTCGCCGCGCCTACATCGAGATTGCCAAAAAAGCGGGGAAAACCGCGCTCGTAGCAGCCTTGTGTTTGTATCACATGATTGCTGACGGCGAACTCTCCGCTCGGTGCTTCGTCGCGGCTACCACAAAAAAACAAGCGGCGATTTGTTTCAAAGAAGCGATTGCGATGCGGAATCGCAATGCCGACTTGAAGGCTGCTATCGGTCAGTCCGGCAACGAGCCTGTCACGGCGCTTCACATTATTGCAACTGGATCGCGTTTAAGCACTATGGCGCGAGACGGTGATTCTGAAGACGGCGCGCTCGTTTCGTTCGCGTGTCTCGATGAACTCCACCGCTGGAAAGTCGGCGCTGGCATTTATTCCGTTCTGCGTTACGGCGGTCGCACGCGCAAGCAACCGTTGATGGTGGAAATCACTACTGCCGGTTCATCCGCTGGCGGCACGAGTCTGTGCTGGGGCGAAAGAGAGTACGGAACAAAAGTTCTCGACGGTCACGTTGTTGATGATGAATTTTGCCCGTTCATCTTTTGCATGGACGACAAGGATGACTGGAAGGATTCAAGAAACTGGGTCAAATCAAATCCGTCTATCGGTTATTTATTTCCGCTTGCGACCTTGGAACAAGAGTTCCGCGAAGCAGAAGGAAAACCCTCTGCTAAGGCTGACTTTCTCCGGTTCTGTCTGAACCGTTGGAGCAACGAGAGCGAGTCGCCTGCAATAGAACTCGGCAAATGGGATGCGTGCAGCCGAGAGCCGCTCGAAACTCACCCAGACCCTGTGCGCCTGCGTCGCGAGTCCATCGCGCGGCTTGCAGGTCGTCGTTGCTTCGCAGGCGTTGACTTAGCACCGAAGTTAGATACGACGGCGCTCGTACTCGTGTTTCCGCCCGACAAGTCAGGCGACATGTGGGATGTACTTCCGTATTTCTGGTGCCCCGCAGACAACGTCGAAGGCCGCGTGAAGCGCGACCGCGTGACGTATGACGTGTGGGCAGAGAAAGGGTTCATCACGCTCACCGAAGGCAATTTGACCGACGTTCGTTTCATCTCGGATGCAATCGTTGAAATCAACAAACAATTCGACCTAGTTGAACTGGCCTACGACTCCGCATGGAGTTCCGAGTTAATCAGGATGATGGCCGAAGCCAAATTTCCGATGGAAAAGTTTGTTGATTTTCCGCAGTCGCACATGAAGATGAACGGCCCGTGTCAGGGGTGGATGCGGAAGATACTCCGAAAAGAATTTTCGCATGATTCTGACCCGGTGCTGCGTTGGCAGGTCAGCAATTTGCGATGGAACACGCAGAAAGGTACTGGCTTCATAAAACCTGACCGCGACTCCAAGCGAGACAAAATCGACGGGCCTGCCTCAATGATTATGGCCCTCGCTCGCGCGACTGCGCCTGAAAACCAAAAAAAGAAAACTCCGTTCTGGGTTGCCACGAGCAAAGACGAAAACGCAGTAGTCGCGCCCGTAGTGCAACCAAAAGCAGAGCCTTTGCCCACGCCAGCACCGCCGAGAGGGTACGGCGTATAGCCGTCACACCGCCGAGAGAGTAGGGGGGCTGCTGGTTGACCCGCCTGCGATGGAAGCGTTTCGTACATCGCTAACCGCTGTAGTTTTTGCGGACGCCTGTAACACCTGTGCGTCATGTTGAGGATTAAAAATGGCCTTTAACTTCGCTCGTCTTCGCAATGCGTGGGCAGCTATTAAGAACGACACGAGCACGCTGGCGAATCCGTCTGCCGAACTCGTTGCATCGCTTGTTGGGTTTCCGACCGCTGCTGGGAAAATAGTAACTCGTGAAACCGCGCTGCGTGTCGCCGCTTTTCTGTCTGGTGTAAAAACCCTCAGCAACGACGTAAGTAAGATGCCGCTGGTTCTGCGCTCGCGGTCTACGGTTGGCGGAAGAGTTCGCACGCAACCTGCTGTTAAGAATCCGGTGTACACGTTGCTTGCACATTGCCCAAACGAGTGGCATACGGCGTATCAACTGAAGTGGTATCTGGTGTCGCAACTCATAATGAGCGGCAATTGCTTCACGCAAATCATTCGTGATGGCAAGGGCGACATTTTAGCTCTGAATCCACTCAGTGCATGGTTCATGCAGCAGCGCTGGGACAGGTCAGTGCCAGGAAAACCAGTTCTGTACTGGCTTTACTCTGACGGCCACAACACCGAAAGGCGCTTCGAGCAAAAAGAAATTTGGCATACGAGCAACATCAACTTTCAAGGTAGCGGTATCGAAGGCAGCGCAATCATCGTGCTCGCTAAGGAAGCGCTTAGCGTCTTGATGGCTGCTGAAGAAACAGCAGGGCGCCAGTTCGCTAACGGTTTAGGGATGGGCGGATTCATTTCATTCCCCGTTGAT